CCGGAAGTGGGTGGCCCGCGTTCGATCGATGAATCATGTTCCACATGCTCAGGAAGATCCTCGTCACCTATTGTGAGGAGAGCAACGAGGGAATCGGGAGCTCTTTCCCAAGGGAGAGATATGGCTCCTCGGAAAATGGTGTAAACGCTCTGTGGGCGATGAGCAAAGGCAGGATTGCCAGGTCTCGACAATCGTGGCATATACAAGCCAGGTGGTGTGTACAGTGTGAAGCCTGACAGCTCAGTTCTGAAAAGATCTTGATACAGGAAGCGATTCTTGCCGCAGAACAAGCCAGAGAGGAAAGGATCGGTAGAGATGCTGCGAATGGCTTGCTGTGTTCCAGAGTTTATGAAAATGATGCCCACATTGGATCTGCACATAGCAGAGACAAAATGACCTCTAGAAACCATTTGGACGGCGGCATTGCTGAGCGAGATCTGTATCGGTTTGTCTGCGTACCTTTGTCCCTGAACCGTTCCGAAGGTGTAAGAGTCAAAACCCTGTGAGGAATAAAGTTTTTGTTCACCTTCACTGGCACTGACGATTGGATAGCTGGCGTCAGGAAGTTGTGAGATCCGAATAAAACCTTTGTTTGTTGAACTTGTGGGTAGACCAATGGCGTCAGCTGTGGCGTGTGGTATGCTATGACTGAAGAGGTTATAGCGAGCGCCGGGCATGCGGAAATATTGAGCTTCGGACCCTTCAACATTCAGGGTGGATTCGGCATTAGGCTCATGAAATTCGCCTTGTGTGACATCTCCAATCAAGACCACTGACTCAATACTAGAATCTTTGATCAAACAGAAATCCACATACCCGGGTGGCATTTGGCTGATTTCATCAACAATGAGAGTGCGTCCCGTCTTGAAGAGGCTATTTTCGAAAGTGCCGACTTTCCAACTCATCTTACCTAGTTTCATAGTGGAAGCTATACTGTCTCTAAGCTTCTTACGAGGTGTCGAAATTTTCCACAAGTTGGCACGTTGAGTCCAGTTGGCACCAAGAGCGGCTATGATGCCTGATGATTTGGATGACCCAGGAGCACCCATGGCGACCGCTACTAGCACTTTTCGTGGTTTGTGGTCATCAACCATGGAATCCATTCGGGCGGTGAAATTCTCGTGGACCTGATCCTTGCCCTCATTGCGCTTCAGAGTGCCGGTGACGCCGGTTTTCAGATCGCGTGCGTAAGGTTTGGCTCTCGCAGGGTTGGTGGTGTAAGATTGCCATTGGGAAATGCAGGGATCACCATTCCAGTTCTTTGAAGTAGCGAGATATTGTTCAAAGCGAGTGAGCGAACGATGAACGGGCTCATACTTGGCGCTGCTCGTGCTTGGGATTGCGCCATAAAAAGGATTGTAGACGCGCGAACTCCAGTGGCCAAGGGACCCACCGCGACCTTGTTCAATGTAAATAGTGATTTCATCGATGGGTAAGAATCTCTGTGTGGGATTGCGGAGACCAACAACTTCTGGATGGTCTGCGGGGACGTCACCCATGATGCGCACTCTCAGCCCGTATGCGTACGCTAGAATAATCAGGTGGTTGGTAGTCAAGCCTTGAAGAGGAATCAGTGGGTCCATAATAAGATCGCGGGAAGCATAACGGCAGATGGTTTGCCACAGATCAGTTGGAATAATGCCGGTTCGATCGGAGAAAGCCGTGAGCAAGCAGTGATTTGGAGGAAAAGGAGGTGACAAACCAGAAGCTTCTTCATGTCTGTGCGTGAGATCATTTTCGTACACCTCATGGGCAGCCAAGCCGAAACGCACACGGAGGGGATCACCTGCCGTTGGGTCAATGGCTGGTTCCTCTGACCTTTTTGGAGGCTCATAGTCTGAGAAGTTTGAGGGAATGGGCTCGGTATCGTCAGTGCTCTTAGAATGCATTGATACATTGTCGGAAGTTGAAACAGAACTTGAAGGAGAGAAATCGTCCTCGACGGTGAAAATAGAAGATGCTTCAGATTGAATTTCCTCTTTTTGCATCGCGCAATCGTAGTAATACTGAAGATTTTGGAACGCAAGTGTTGCAAGAGGGTAATCACATTTGTCAGGATGCACCAAGAGACTAAGGCGTTTGTACAGTTTTTTGATCTCAGCGTCGTTCATCTTATAAAAGGGAGTTCTAACCTTGCGACGCTCGAAAGACAAAACCTTGCACATGGTGATTTGGAGGGGGGAAGCAGTATACTCGTCTTCATTGACGGGGTCCGTGGCGGTAGCTTGATAACGTTTACGAGAGGAAGGCGGGAAAGAAGGATCTTGATCTTCATCGGTGGTGTTTGCGTCATTGTTCTGTGTTGCTGCAGGAGTGTCGGGGGGGAGCTCATGGTGCATTCCTCTGGCATCTTCCTCATGGGAGGGAAAAACCACCTCATACGGCATAAAAGCTGGCTCAAAGCGTGGCGCATGGACGGGTGGAGGCTCATCGCCAGGTCTCTCGGAATAAGGAGGAGGATTTTCCATTTCAACATCAGGACACATCCAGGTGTATGAGGAGCCCGCTCGTCGCACATATATGGTCTTGAGCTTCCACGTAATGTATTCTCGTTTTGGCATTCTGGAGATAAAGTCGCGCACCTCATAGTGTGAACCAGGCCCATCAAAGAGAGCTATAACGCCGGTAGCGGCGAGAGAGCCAGCAATTCCACCAACGTATGAGGGAATGTTGATTTCGCCTACTCGTAGGTTGGGCATGAGATAAGCAACATGAGGTAGGACGAGGCCTAAAGCCTGAAGAGCGTATGTCATGGTTGATGGAAGGCGTGAGCTAGCAATAACGACCGCGGCTTGGGCTAGCAGCGCACCAAGAGCTCCTATGGACCAACCGGGAACAATGGCGTGTTTGACATGGAAATCTGGGACTCTAATACCTAAGATGGGCAGAAGAAGAGAGCCCCAACTAACGGCCATTCCCATGGAACTGAGGACAGGGAGCAGCCAATCATGACGATGAAAGTACCGGCGAAGTTGTCGAAGAATGGAGGAGGCATAAGTGTCAAACGAAGCTTCGCGTTCCAATTGAGCGGGTGAAAGTGAGAGAGCATAACAAACCTGAGCAAGTGCATACCATGTATCCTGATTTATGTCGGCATAACGGGGGTCGGCTGATTTTGTGCGTACTTTGGCCAAGGTGGATTCGAAGCGTTTATTGGCCAAACCCATAGAATGTTGCAGGACAGAATTGAAGATATCACGCGGTACGCGTTTGCGAGAATGGGCGTACACTCGTCCGTCAACTTCAGGCAGAATCACGTCATCAGGAGCATCAGCAATGTGCCACTCTTTCAACACGGGGGGAACGTGGCGATGGACGCAGATAAGCTTGTGTGAGAAGCAACGAGAAACTATTTCCACAGCATGAGACTTTCCAGCATCTCGACCAATGCGATTGGCAGTCAACCACGAGAGGGTCGAATAGGGCTGCTCATAACTTTCACCATCCTCAGTCAGGATGTAAGCGTACTTTTCGGAGTCTAATCTGCTCAGCTGATAAAGAGAGGGGTGCCAGGATGGGTGTCCAACTAGAGCTTCTTCAGGCAAAATTGCCGTGAAAAAAATACGTTGCACGTGAGGTTGAACATCGAAGATGTGCGCCACTTCAGCCGGAGACAGGTAATGGCCGACGTCATGAAGGAAGTAATCGGGGGTCATGATGTTACCAATCGAACTGGCAGGATCCCACCTGACGGTATCGCGAACAGTGAGCGGAACATTGCGAAGGTACTTGAAATGGGGATTGCGACCAGCCCACTTATTAAACTTTTCTCTCTTCATAAAGGAGACGGTGAAATCTTTCTTCATCATGA